ATAGTCCATTACCGCACCAACCTTATATTCATTCCTGTATTAACAAGGTAAGGTGATAGCAGATTATCAAGCTGAGGATATCGGTTTGAACTTGCGCCACCCTCCTGATATTCAATGTCAATAGCTCCTTCAATACGTTCTGATTTAATAGCAGGTTCAACAACCCCCCAAAAATCCTCTCCTTGATCTATTAGTATCGCTGTAATAACCTGAGCTGTTTTAATAGCTTTTGGAACTTCTGTATCACCGTTTCTTGGGAACTCAAGGTCTTGCGTTTCTTCTGTCTTTGTACCCTTGTATGATCTTAACTCAAGCCAGTCCATCGCTTTAATAAGCAATACCTCAGGAGTTCCGGAAACAGTTATTTCACGTGCAGCCGCATAATCAAGCAGCTCTTGCTCTGTAACATAAGAATTTTCACCCACAACTATAGCCATTTCAAGCCCTTTTATTACATTTTTGTAAAAAAAACATATCTGTCTTTTTTGGTCAATTTAATTATGCCCGGATTTAACCGGGCTTTAAGGTTAATAACCTGTTAGCATTGCAACCGCACCATCTGCGCCCGTCATAGTTATTGTACCTGTTAGGTATTTACGGATTGAATCAAGCGGGATAAGGGCTGTTGCACCGTCTGCGATTGATTCTGTATTATAACCACCTGAAACGTCCACTGTGCCATATCCTGATACAGGAACTGTTGTTGCACCGTCGCCAACTATATTTGGTGTAACTGATGCCCCTGTATCATTTTCAAGCACAAGAACTTACCCTGTACCTGGTCTATACGTAAAAGTATCAGAAGCAGCAAGAGTTGTTTTTGTTGCTGTTCTGTCGCCCGTGCCTGTCAAAAGTGTCTCTGTAATTGTAGCCATATACTACTCCTTTATTTTTTTTATTAATAGTGCTATGTTCTGCACTTCTTCGGCTGTTACTTTTCCATCTTCAGCGGCCTGAACTATAACTTTTAAAACCTTCTTCATATCGTTATACTTTGAACCGAAAATAGCTCCTGCAATACCTATAACCGCCGTTGCTATTGTGCTTATTAATCCTGGTGTTAAAAAGTCCATAATACCTCCTTTTAATGGCAAAAAATAATCATCATGGATATACTTGCAGACACGGTAAATATCGCAATACTTGCTAAGATCCACCTGTATGCATACAGTTTATTCAGGAGTTTCATATTCAAGACCTTTAGACTGTATAAAATCAAGAGCTTCCTGTTCTGTTAAAAACTCTACTATTGTATTTTCTGATGTTGTTTTGTCCTTATCTGTACCCTCTATCAGCGATATAACTTTAGTTCCGTCATGGACAAGTCTGAATAATGCTCCTGAAGCTATGTTTATTGTCTTCTGCTGTATTGTCATTATATCTCCTATGGTGTGTCGTATGTTATAGTACAACCTTTACCCTCTAGACTTGCTATTGCATCTAGTCCTGTCTGAGATGGTACTGAATTACCTGAAACATTTATCGGACAATTTGTACTGCCTGAATTGTCCATGTCTACAAGGAAGTTATCTATTTCTGTTTGGGATAGTCCTAGATTACTGATGTCAATATTAGCTGTCAGTGTTGGTATTGTGCCTTGTGTATAAGTTGATATATTTGTATCTTCTAATCTAACACCTTGATACTGTCCAGTGCCTTGCAGACTCGGCATTCTCTGTATAATTTTCACATCTCCAGTAACGTCAGTGCTCGAAACAGAAAAAAGGGTAATATTACTGACATTAAATATATCATTTATACACCCGGAAATATTTGTGTTAAAAAAATTAATTACTTGTAAGCTATTCACACTATTTAGATTAATAATGTCGCCAGTAACCGAGGTGTTATTTAAAAACAGCTCTTGTAATTGGCCTTTATCTTTCAATGCAATAATGTCGCCATGAACACCGTATAAATTTCCGAAATGAATTCTTTCTATTTCGTTAAAATGAGTAATCAAAGATAAATCACCATAACAACCAGTACCATACAACTGAATAACATGTAGCTTTATTAACGGTTTAAGATGTTTAATATCTGTTGTCACATTAACATCATAAATCAAAGAAATCCCAGTAACATGACCATTTTCAACAGTAATCCCTGCCCAATTCCCAACAACCGGATCAGTTAGCCAACCTGTATTATCGTTCCAGTTGTCTCCGTTGCCGGATTTGTAGAAGCGGATCAAGGCATCGGATTCGTCTTTCGGCACATCTTGCGGATAAAAGTTTATAAAATCACGCTTTTTGCGCTCCTGCTGACGCTTCCAGCCTTGATATATCCTGCTGTTAGGCTTTGCATATTTTTTAGCCATTTTTTTACGCCTTTGTTCGTTGATTATTTTTATATAATCATCTTCTTTGACTTGCTGCCCTGGTATTAGACCGTCTTTATTATACTTCTTCTTAACCGCTTTAGGCTTTTCTATTGTTTCTTTTTCTTCTTCTGTCATGCTCACCTCATAATAGGGGAGCATAAACTCCCCTATGATCTTTAGTTTGTTATAAGGAAGGAAAGTGGGACATTCTTTCTTTCAATCACTCTGTCCCATGCTGTAGCAGCGGCAAGCTCTGCAAGAGTATATGAAAAACCGTTGGTGGCTGGTGTCCCAGTATTCTGGAAGCCGAACGGATGAAGAATCCATGTTTTCCTTACCCATAGTTTCTCTATACCGCCACCGTTACCCTGGGAGGCTTCACGCTCTACTTCAACAGGGTTGGGATGCGTTCCTTCGCCGTAACCGAATGCACCGTTTCCGAAAATAACCGATGTGTATTTAAAGCCGTCAGTTGTTCCGGCTGTTACAGTAAGTCCATCGTCAACAACAACACGCAAGCCCATATAAGTCGGTATTGTAAGCTGACCGTTTGAGTCAGGGATATAATCAATGTCGTCATTCTTGACCATCTGTTTCATGACTGCCGAGTGAACAGCTATTGTGGTAAGCTGATCTGAAGCATCGCCCATGGTGTAGACCGCTTCTGTAAAAGCATCACGGTTGAAAAGAGTGCTTGAAGTCTGGCTTGCAATAGCTTCGGCTGCTACGTCAATAACCATATCTCCAGAATCGTTTGCCACGTTATCCGCAAGAATACCGTTGGAAGTGGCAATAAGTCTTCGCTGCCACTGTCTTAAAAAATAAGAGTCAGCTCTTGCCCTAATTCGTCTCATTGCAGTTCCACCCATCGCAAGCTCTGCGGCAAGATCTGATTCTGACCATCCCTGGTTTACAAAAGCTTTTCTGTAAATCTGCTCACCCTGAATAATCTTTTTTGGTGTTGCGGTGTCTGTGGTATCAGTTGAGTAGTTAACCTCTTCGGATCCGTCAACATCTTTCCAGAATGGAAGCTCACCAGTTTTACCTGGGCTATTTGCAAAACCGTCAAGCATACCGTTTCTAATTACCGCTCCTGATTCAAAAAAAGCAGTCTTTTTTGGGGAGTCTACTGCCGGAAGATCCTGGAAGATTGTTACATCAATAATATCACTTAGCTGTACAAGTGCCATATTTTATACCTCGTTCTTATTTGTTTTCGTTTATGACCCGACTGTAAGAGTCTGGATCCTCTCTTTTGAGCTTAATCAATTCAATGTCTGTCAGCTCACTTAATTTAGGTGTTGCACCGCTGGCACTGCCAGAATTACCGGAAGCACCGCCCCCGCTTGCTCCTTTTCCATCTACTAGGAAAGGATATTTTGCAGCAATCGACCTTGAAAGATCCGCCACTGGCGATATTGTCGGTTTGCCGTTTTCGTCCAATACTGTTAGGTTGCCATCTTCATAATAAAGCCTTGACTCTATTTTTTCGGCTAAAAGCTCAAGCCTTGAAACATCTTTGGTTAGTTTTCCGGCTTCTTCTCTTGCCATGCTTCTTAGTTTTTCTTTTGTTCTTGACTGATTCATTTCATTTATAACATTGTCTTTTTCAGCGAGCTTATTCTTTGCGTCTTCAAGCTGTGCAAGAATATCATCAATTTTTTTGTCGTCGCCTTTTTCGGTTGGCTTATTTTCAAGCTCTGCCAGTCGCCTTTCAAGCTCTTTTCTTTTTTCCTGCTCTTTCTTCTTTTCGGCCAAAAGCTCATTTGCTTTGTTTTTTAGCCCTTCAATATTGCCTGTGTCTGGCTCAGGTATTCCTTCAACTTTAAGAAGAAATTTCCCATCTTTTTCCTCATAAAAATCACGCTGGTTTTCATCTACTTCGTTAATGTCTGTTACTTCATATTTTAAAGCCATTATTCCCTCCGGGATGTTTTGCGGCTCTACCGCATTAATTAATCGTTATATCTTCAAGCCTGCTTAATTCCTCAAGCGTATAAAGAACTCCGTCATCGTTTACAAATTTATCAAGCGTCAACTTGCCTGATCTGAATAATTGCGCTCTTTTTGGCCCTAAAACCTCATTTTGAAAAGCCTTGCTTTGTCGCCTTAAAAAACCGGAATAAGTTAGTTTTCCTGATACTTGCCCGAACTGGCTTGCTCTTTTACCGCCGTCTTTAAATATCTTATATTCGTCTTTAACGTCAGGTACATGAACACTTCTGCATCCAAAATGAGCTGGAACTGACCAATCTTCATTTTCAGGGATTCGCTTTCCATCTCTACTTGCACACAAAATAGTTGTGCGGTTGTCAAGTGTTGCCGAATAAAGATAACCCTGCAAAACATCGTCATTGGCTTCAAAAAACTTTGCTCTTGTAGCATTACCAACGTGGTTTGCAGCAGTTCTGACAAGTGTTTCAGCTTGTCTTTTAGTCCTTGTTCCAACCATATCTGAAACAGCTTTGGCAATGCCTGGCGTGGTGTCACCCATTGCCAGGCTTGAAAAGATTTTAGACCTAACCTCTTTTTGTGCCGTTTTTGTAAATTGATCAAAAAGTTGATCTAAAGTTCTCTCTCTTACATCATCACCAACAACCATTTTAAGAGGTTCATTTTCAAAGAACGTATCAAAAAAGCTTGTCTGTAAACCCTTAAAAACTACACTGGATTCAACCGCATTACCCATCAATCTCTGTGTGAATCCTGCTTCATAAGCGGATAACTCTGGAACTTTGCCCCTTATATTATTTTTTATAACATTTATTTTGTCATTTAGCAAATTATCTAATTGAGAAAATAACAAGGCGAGAATTTCAATCCTGTCTTGAGATAATCCAGAAATAGCCACCCTTGCTTGAATAGACTCTGCAACCTCTTCAATAATATCTTTATTTGCTTTCCACCAACCGCCGCCATATCTTTGAAGAAATAACTGGTGCTTTGTTAGCGAGTTTTGAAGATATATTAAATTAGACATTAATCACCCTCAACCTCAAAATAAATATCATGTTCAAGTCTTTTTGAATCACATTTCTTAATCCTGATTGATCTTTTATTTTTCTAACTCTAGCTTTGAGTTCGTCTATTTCAAGCCATATTTCGGTTATCATTTGTATTGCCTAGCAATGAATTGTTAATATCATTCTCTGCATCTTCTTCAATATCCTCATCAGTTCTATCGGAATCAAGCCAGTTGACTTTTCTTAGTTTAGATCTCATATCAGCCTCTGAGATTGTCCCTCGGTCAACAAGCTGCATCATTACAGCAGCTTCCTGAGCTGTCATGGTTTCAGGGTAAAATTCTTTATTAAGCTGTATTTCTATTGCATCAGGGTTGCCGCCCATAAAATCTGTACAATATGTCAAAAGCTTTTTAAATCCGGCTGTATTATTATTAACAATAGTTGTAAGGTTTGAAGTCTCGGAGCTATTTCTTATCCTTGCCGCTTCTGCTGTCTCGTTGTCTGCGTTCTGCATTATCAGCTTTGCCCCGATTGCAACCATTCTTTCCTCTTTACGCTGCATGGCTTTTTCAAGACCGTTATTCTCAGGAACTGAAGCTGTTACAAAATTACCATTTTCGCCTAAAAAAGTTGCAGATCTTGCGCCCCACATTAACCCGTCAGGATTAGCTTCCTTGTATGCCTGGTTGTCAAGCGATGTACTAATGCCGATTGTGAGCTGACCGTGCATAAAAAGGTTTTCTTCATA